ATGTTATCGGAAGTAATTTTGTTTGTCAAGAAGGGAGTGTTTTTATGTCAAGAAAGATGGATCATCAGTTTTCGATGATTCCGCAGACGGATATACCGCGATCTGTCTTTAATCGGGCGCATAGTTATAAGACTACGTTTGATGCAGGTTATTTGGTACCGTTCTATTTGGATGAGGTTTTGCCAGGTGATACTTTTAACTGTTCTGCGACATTGTTTGCTCGATTATCTACGCTGGTTGCTCCAGTTATGGATAATGCTTATTTAGATGTTTTCTTCTTTTATGTTCCTAATCGGTTGATTTGGCGTCATTGGAAAGAATTTAATGGTGAAAACCTTTTTGAAGGTGTTCAGTCTCATGAATATCTTGTGCCACAGGTTACTTTTACTAAAGCACAGTCTGGTACACTTTTAGATTATTTTGGTTTTCCAACGAATGTTAATAGTCAGCTTTCTGTTTCTGCTCTTCCTTTCCGTGCTTATTGGAAGATCTGGAATGATTGGTTTCGTGATGAGAATCTTCAGCCATCTATTAATTTGACTACTGGTCGTTATGTTACTTATGGTGGAGTTCATGAGAGTTCTGACAGTATTGAGAAAGATATGCTTGGTGATGATAGGACGGTTGATCTTTCTGGAGTAGATGGTTTGCTTTTTCGTGGTAAACGTCATGATTATTTTACCTCTGCTCTTCCATGGCCGCAGAAGGGGCCAGGTGTAGAAATTAATCTTGGAGCTTCTGCGAATATTACTGGTTCTATTCCTGTTGCGAAGGATGTTATACAATCTTCTGTTGCTTCTCTTTCTGGTAGAGATCATGTAGGTTTATCATCTAATAGATTTAGTTTTGCTAATTCTGATAGTGATGATGGTTCTTTTGGTCTTTCTGTTCCTCGTGGTGGAAATTATACGATTTTAAATGAATCTTTCAATCTTCCGGTAACTGGTATAAAGGCGGATTTGTCAAATGCTTCAGCTATTACGATCAATAGTCTTAGACAGGCTTTTCAACTTCAAAAATTCTATGAAAGAGATGCCAGAGGTGGCACGCGATATACGGAAATTATCCGTAGTCATTTTGGTGTTGTCTCTCCTGATGCTCGTCTTCAGCGGTCTGAGTATTTGGGTGGTTCTTCAAATCCTATTAATGTTAATACAGTAGTTCAGAGTTCTTCTACTACTTCTGATTCTCCACAGGGTAGTCTTTCTGCTTTCGGTGTTGTAGGTACGAAAGGTACTGGCTTTACGAAGTCATTTACTGAACATGGTATTGTTATTGGTCTTGTTAATGTTCGTACGGATTTGAGTTATCAGCAAGGTATTAATCGTATGTGGTCAAGAAAAACTCGTGTTGAATTTTATTGGCCTGCTTTTGCCCACCTTGGCGAACAAGCTATTTTGAATAAAGAGATTTATGCAGATGGTTCATCTCATGATGATGAAGTTTTTGGTTATCAAGAGAGATATGCGGAGTATCGTTATCATCCATCTATGATTACTGGTAAGCTTCGTTCTACTGATCCACAGTCATTGGATGTTTGGCATTTTGCACAGAAATTTCAGAATTTGCCTGCCCTTTCTGATGAATTTGTTTCTGATCATGCGTCGTTTGATGGCGTGAAACGTGCAACGGCTGTTCAGACTGAACCTCAGTTTATTTTAGATAGTTTTATTAATCTTCGTTGTGCACGTCCTATGCCTGTTTATTCCGTTCCTGGTCTTGTTGATCACTTCTAAGAGGTGTTGTTATGGGATTATTTGGTTTATTAGCTCCTGCTGTTATGTCTCTTGCTGGTGGTTTGATTGCTAATCATTCAGCACGTTCTGAGGCAGCACGGAATAGAAATTGGCAGGAACAGATGTCTAATACTTCTCATCAGCGTGAAGTTGCTGATTTAAGGGCTGCTGGATTGAATCCTATTCTTTCTGCTAATAGTGGAGCTTCTACACCTGCAGGTGCAATGGCTAATCAGATGAATCCATTTTCTTCAGCTGCTGATACTTATGTTGGTGCGTATAATGCGCATACACAGCGGAAATTTGCAGATCTTCAGGAACAGATTAATTTGAAACAGATTCAGGAATTACAGTCACAGATTGATTTGAATCATGCGAATGCATCAAAAGCTATGCAGGATGCTGATGAATCGAAAGCTCGTTCTTTGACTTATCCTGTTTCTATATCTCTTATGAAGACGAATATTCAGAAAGCTCTTCAGGATGTTCTTAATTCTAAGCGTATTACCGATGCAGAAGTGAAGTTGAAGATGGAGCAAGGTGTAGCTGCTCTTGCTTCTGCTAATGCTTCTAATGCTCAAGCTGGTTATTTTGCTCAAGCTGCTGTTGAATCTGCTCATCGTGCTGGTTTAATTGATGCGCAGGCGACTTCTGAGTTGATGCGTCAAGCTGGTATTGTTTCGGAGAATAGTATTAAGGAGTCTCAAGCAGCGGAGTTAGCTTGGAATGCTAAATATTATGGTGAAAATGCTTCTTCTATTGCAGATGCTATTAAGCATGCTGGTCGTGATGTTGGTGGTTTCTTTGGTGATGTTGGTAAGGCTTTTAGTGCTATTAGGAAGTGAGGTAGTGAATTATGTCTAAAAAACGTAGAAAAATGTCCCGTAAAGGTTCCAAACGTTTATTTTCTGCTACTGCTGCTAAGACGAATCGTAAGAATCTTCAGGCAACGCCTATGCGTGGTGGATTTAGGTTGTGATGTGTTATGCCATGCTATCATCCGATTAAGGCTTGGCGTGCGAAAGATGGTTATGATCCTAAGACGGGAAAATGGAGATTGACCTTTTCCCGTCAAAGTGCTTATGTTGATATGCCCGTGGAAATTCCATGTGGCAAATGTATTGGTTGTAGGCTGGAGCGTTCGAGAGAATGGGCTGTTAGATGTGTGCATGAAGCCGTTTGTCATAAGAAGAATGCATTTATAACGTTAACATTTAATGATGAATCATTGCAGAAGATTTCACCTGAAAGATCGTTAGAAAAAAGAGAATTTCAATTATTTATGAAGCGCTTGCGCAAATGGATAACAGATAATTATTCTTATTCCTGTGTTGATTCAAATGAAAATGGTAAAATACGATTCTTTCATTGTGGTGAGTATGGTAGTAAGTTGAAGCGTCCGCATCATCATGCTATTATTTTCGGTTTTGATTTTCCTGATAAGAAGTTTTTTAGAATGCAACATGGTTTTCCGTATTATACTTCTGGACTTCTTTCGGAGTTGTGGCCTTATGGTTACAATATTATTGGTAATGTAACGTTTGAATCTTGTGCTTATGTGGCTCGGTATATTTGCAAAAAAATTAATGGAGATATGGCGGAAGAATATTATGGTAATCTTCTTCCTGAGTATGTCACAATGTCACGACGTCCTGGCCTTGGCGCCAATTGGTATTCACGGTATAGGAGTGATTTATATACAACGGATAAAGTTATTATTAGAAATGGTGTCATTAGTAAGATCCCTCGTTACTACGATAAACTCTATGAGAAAGATAATCCCGAAGATTTCTATCGTATCAAAGCACAAAGACGTTTGAAAGCTGAAATGAATACTTCTACTTATGAAGATCTTCAGATGCAAGAAAAAGTTAAAGAGCTTAAATTGGAGAAATTAGTTCGTCCGTTTGAGGCTCAGAAGTTAAGAAAGGTATCAGGTGTTGAAATGAAATTAAGACTGTATTCTATTTTTGATGAAAAAGCTAAGGCGTTTGGTTCTCCGTTTTATATGCAGACTGATGGTATGGCATTGCGTTTATTCTCTGATCAGATTTCTGATCATTCTCGTCCGTCTATGTTAGCTGATCATCCAGAAGATTTTAGACTTTATAGAATTGGTGAATTTGAGGATGAATCTGGTGGAGTAGTTTCTGAAAATCAGCCTTATTTCCTTGCAAATGGTATTGACTTTGTAACGGAAGAAAAGAAATGATTAATTGACGTGCGAAAAAACGTATCTCGTTTTTTGAGATACGTTTTATTCGTACGGACACTCCGTGAGATTTGTTATGAGCTAGTTATAAATTGTGAAAGGTGTGAATAACTATGGAATATGTTGTTAGAAAACTTCGTGAATGCTATAATGAGACAAATGGATATGAATTTACAGAGCCGTCTTTAACTCAACAGCAATTTAAAGATGAATCGGATATTAATGTCCTTTTTGAAAGATTTCAGGATACAGGTTTCTATTATGATCCGTTGACAGCTGTAAATGGTTCTAAGGTTGCTCCTCGTTTTGATGATTTTAGTGATATTGATCCATCGGATTATATGCATGCTCAGAATATTCTTGTTAATGCTCGTGAACAGTTTGATGCTCTTCCTGCTGAGATCCGTGAGCGTTTTAATTATGATCCTGCGTTACTTCTTAAATTCGTTTCTGATGAAGCTAACTATGATGAAGCTGTTAAACTTGGTATAGTGATTCCAAAGGAGACTTCTAAAGATGTTAAGGATTCTAAAGTGGATGATAGACAATCCGTTGAAAGTGATACTTAATATTATTGCTTTTTATATGATTCTTGGTGTTTTAGTTGTTCCTATTGTTATTATTTTTAATAGATTTTTTGGTTATTAAATTAGCAAGATGCCCCATCTCCTGATGGGGTTTTTTATTGCGTTATGGTCATCCGAATGGACGTTTTGCCTCTATTGAAAAAACGGTCGGCACAATCCCACTTGATGTAAATGTGCCGACTGACACCAATTGAACATTTTGTTCGTTAATTGGTAGTATACAAGTAACAATGTTTCGGAGATGACATTTGTTACTTGTATTTGAATGTAATATGGAGTAATATGATGATATACAGAGCTTTTCTGTGATATGTTACGATAAATGGATGTTATCGGAAGTAATTTTGTTTGTCAAGAAGGGAGTGTTTTTATGTCAAGAAA